TCCGGCGAACAGTTTCGTGAGGCGCGGCATCGGCTTATCCAGATGGCCGTCTACCCGGTCATGCGGTGCATCGAAGATGAGATCAACCGCGTCCTCACGCCCGAATACGGCGAGGTCTACTGCCGGTTTAGCGAGGAGTACATCGCGGCGATCACGGAGGACGTAACGCTGACCTCGACCCGTGTGGTGGCTGAGGTGGCGGCGAAGATCCGGAGCGTCGAGGAAGCGCGGGACGCGCTTGGCATGGACGCAACCATGGACCCGACGCACACCTTGCCGGGTGGCATGACGGTGGGCGATGCGGCAGCGAATGCGCAAGCGATGGCTGACGCCACGCTCGAAGCGACGAAGAACCCGGCGTCCATTGGCGGCTTCGGAGCCAGGGCGGAACTGGTGAGGGCAGCCAGTCTGTCTCCGGATTCCGCTGCCGCGCTCTGGCGCAGCTTCGACGACACGGCGCGCAGGCAGGAAGGGCCGTACGAGCGCACAGCGTTGCTGCTGTTCAATCAGGAAGCGGAACAGGTCACAAGAATACTCGTGGCGACTGCGGCAGCGAACGAACTGCTGGACGATGTATTCGTGGTCTCTGCGCTCCAGCGCCTCGAAGCCGATTACCAGCCGGGCTCCGCCTTCCATCGCGCGTGGTTGGAACGGTACACGAAGCTGATTGGGGAGACGGTGAAGCTGGGAGCGACGGACCTCGCCGCTCGTACTGGTCTCTCATTCACCCTCGACAACCCGCGGGCCCGGGCCGTGATCCGTCAACGCGCGGCCGACCTGGTGACGTCGGTGACGGAAACGACGCGACAGCACATTCGGGAGGCGCTCCTCGCTGGCCGTGAGGCTGGGGAAGGTGTTCAGCAGATCGCTGCCCGAATTGAATCCAACACCTTCGGGGAGATCGCAAAGAGCAGGGCTTTGACCATCGCGCGCACGGAGACGGTGGGCGCGCTGAACGCCGGGGCCTATGAAGCCGCGCAGCAGTCGCGCGTGATGCGCTCCAAGCGGTGGCTGACGCAGGGAGACAGTCGCGTCCGCGACCGACACGTCGCCATCGACGGCGAGCGCGCGGACATCGGCGCCGCCTTCTCGAATGGCCTGCGTTACCCCCATGACCCGTTAGGCCCAGCGGAGGAAGTCATCAACTGCCGCTGTTCGTTGGCCTACTCCGATGAGGAAGCCGGACCATGACGACTGCTGCCCTGCCGGACCGTCCCCGCATTCACCGGGCCACCACGCTGCAAATGGTGGCCCGCGCTGCATCCGCACCTCTGCCGGCCGGCGTCATCGGGCAGGTCGAAGGCATTGCCTTGGTCTACGACGTGCTGGACACGATGCGGACGACCTTCGCGCAGGGGTGCTTGACTCGGACGGTGCGGGAACGCGTCGCTGCTGGCAAAGTGCGCCTGTTCATCGACCACGGCGACATGCCCATCAAGGGCATGTACGACACGCATCTGCATATCGGCGTTGTCCGCTCCGTGAGGGATCAGGCGTTCCCGGACGGCACGACAGGTGCCGTTTTCCAGGCTGACATCTTCGACACGGAACCCGGCCGCGCAGCACACGAGTATCTGCGCGCCATCGCGGCCACAGAGAGCGAGGCTGGGGTCTCCATTGGGATGATGGACTTGCCGCGCACCACCCGCGCGGTGATCGACGGCAAGCCGTGTGAGCGCATCAGTGAGATAGCGCTCCGTGAAATCAGCATTACCGCCATGAGTTCTGTCCCGGGCACGCGGGTTACCGCAGTGCGTGCGGACATTTCCGGCGACGCTCCGAGCACCACGGATAGCGACGCGGGGGAGGCAATCGCACTGCCTTCGCCCGCTAGCGACGCCGCCTCGGGAGATAGCCAGCCCGTGACGACCGAAGTCACGCGGACTGACCTCGTGACCGCCACCGACCGATTGGCCTGGTGCCGCGTTGCGTTCCAGAGGCTCTACGACTGACATGGAACAGAACATCAGCAAGAATCGAGCGGCCAACGAGCTCCGGGCGAAAGCCCGCGCCGTCATGGCCGAGATCGAGGACACGGCGAAGCCGTTGACCTCGGAGGAGTTCGAGAGCAAGAAGAAGGAGTTCGACGCACTGACCGTGCGCGCGCAGTTCCTCGCCGGCCACACGCCAGAAGCGGAGATCGAGCGCCAAGGCGGCGAGCCCGCCGAGTTGGTCCGCGTCGAGAACATGCAGCAGTCGGACGTGACCCCGCCGAACACCAAGGAACGGGTCGAGAAGCTGCACAGCATGGTCCGTGCGGCTTTCGGTGGCACGTCCGGCTATCTCCGCGCGGCCCGCGACCCGCAGCTCGCCACGACCGGCAAACAGCAGGCGGTCCTGAAGGAGGCGCGTGAACTCACGCGGACCATCATCGGCACGGCCAGCGATGCGTCGGGCGGCGAGTTCCTGCTCCCGTTGCAGCAGGTGGAGTCCATCTTCCAGGTGGACAACACCATTCCCGGCCTGCTGCAGCGGGCGCGCATGTACTCGATGCGCGGGCGGACGCTCCGTATCCCGTATCTCGTGCAGGACGACGAGGAACTGACGCGACCCCTGTCGGGCATCGCCGCGATCACAATCGTCGGTGAAGCTGCGGCCAAGCCGGTGCGGGAACCCAAATTCGGCCAGCGGTTGCTCACGGCGTACAAGTACGCCGCGATCAGCCAGTTCTCGGACGAGATGCTGGACGATGACATGACGGGCGACATCGATGGCACGGTGATCCGCGTCGTGGGTCAGGAGATCCTGAACCAGATCAACTTCGACATCACCATCAACGGGTCCAACTCCTCGGCTCCGTTTGGGGCGCTCCACACGTCGGCGACGCATGCGAGCACGAACACCCCGCTGCTCAAGGTGACGCGTGCCTCGCAGAACCAGATCACGTTTGCCGACGCGGTGAACATGTACGTGCAGCACACGCACGGCCCGAACTCGTTCTGGCTCATCAGCCGGCGCGCGATCGGCGAACTGTTCACGTTCGAGTTGTCCACGGGCTCCGGGGCCACCTACCTCGCGAACCTGCGGCAGGATCCCTCGAGCACGCCGCTCCTGGGCTACCCGATCGTGGTGTCGGACTTCATGAACGCGCTGGGGTCGGAAGGCGACTTTGCGCTCGTGAACCCGGATCACTACGCCGCGGCGCTCCGGAAGCAGCTCACGGTGGAGTCGTCCATCCACTACGCGTTCGTGAACGACGTGACCACGTGGCGGTTCTTCGCCCGTGGCGGCGGCACGCCGATCCCCGATGCGCCGTACGCGTATCGCTCGGCGGCATCCACGAACATCGACGAGCACTCACCGTTCGTGGTACTGGATGACGCCTATGCGGCGTAGGCCGGGAACGAATCAGTGACCATCGTCAGCTACGATCTGGCGATGGCTGATGCAGTGACCCGTCAAGGGTCAACCATGCCGGGTGTCAAACCGCCCGGCATGGTGCTGGTGGCGGCGATTGCCGTGCACAAGGACGGCGCGCCACCCAAGTCGGGTCCGGATCATCGCGTGCGGTACATGCCGGGCCAGCAGTATTGGATGACTCAGGAACGGGCAATCGCCAATGAGAAGGCCGGGTTGGTCTATCGCGTGGGATCGTGCAGCCACGACTGGTTCACGAGCAGCGGACGTGTGTTGAGTCCGTGGGCTGGGGATCAGGAGCGACCGCTATCGTCCTCTGCTTCCCCTGGGTCCCTGAAGATCATGCAGGGGTGCGGGTACGATCCGGGGAGCCAGGCGTATCGGTTCCATTCCGCCGTCAATCAATACACGAAACACGCTTCGGCCTTCGCGCGCTGGGGCGACTCGAATCCGCACTGTTCTTTGCGGCAGTTGGATGGGGAACGGGACGCGGCGCGCGTTCGCCAAGCGGTGCTCGATGCCGATGTGCTCCATTGCCACGTCGCGTATTACCTGCTCAACAACACTGGCCTCGCACGTCGGCCTGGGCAGATCCTGATTCGGCACTACCACGGTTCGTTGCCGCACGGCGGCACGAATGTGCAGGCCAATCTGGATGAAGCGCGCGGGGCGATGCTGGTGGGCGCGCGGCTCTCGTTCTATCGTGACGCTGCGGACCTCACGGCCAAGTTGGGGCATGAAGTCAAGATCGAGTGGCTACCGATCACGGTGCCAGTGGGTCGGTATCAGTCGCTCAGAAACTTGGACCTGCTGTATCGGGTGCCGACAGCCTCAACCCCCTATCTGATCGCGCACGCTCCGACGAAGCGGGCCTGGAAAGGCACCAGCAACTTTCTGCGTGCGGTGACGGCGTTACGTTCCCGGGGGCTGCCGGTCAAGGCGCTGCTGATCGAGAAGCTAGAC